CCGTAAATTCTGTTTCGGCCCCGCCGTACTTTATACCTGTATTCGTGTGACCCTTCTTCGGTCCTTTCATACTTCAAGTCCTCGTAGTGTATGCAAAGACCCGATGGCAACCGGATGGCGTTCTCTTTCGGCAGAACTTTGAGGACATCCCTGCGTCCAAATCGAACTGGACCGTTGTGTGTCATCTGTTCCAGAGTAAACTGCGCGTCCTTCCACAACGCATTTATGTCGTGGTTAATGTTGCGGTAGATATTTATGATCCGCTTGGCTTCCCCGACAGGTATCTCAAAGCCAAAGTTTTTTAACTGAGCTTGGAACTTTACGCCGCCCATACCGTACCCTGCACCAAGAATAGTAGTCTTACCTACAAAGCGTTGATCTTTTGTAACGCTCTCTTCTTCGCAGCCGTATATACGCGCAGCCATTTTTATGTACACATCTTCACCGTTAGCGAACTGGCTAACTAAATCATTTTGCCCTGCAAGCCACGCCAAAACTCTAGCTTCGATCTGTGCGCTGTCTGCATCTATGAGCGTATAGCCTTCGGGGGCTATAATACTGCTCTTGAGTTTCTTCGCATTCGGCCCTCGGCTCGGCAGGTTTTGCAGGTTGATCTTGTCCTGTCCACCCCACCGACCTGTGTGCGCTGCGTAATATCTAATCGGAACCGGAAGAAGTCCACGTTTACCAATGGATATAAACCTCTCGGTACGTGTTTCTTCTAAGGTACTTTTAGTACCCAAACGTGCAGAGACTAACGACTGCACTCTATCGTCGTCATGTTCTAGCAACGCTTTGAACGCCTCGTCAGACTTAGCAAAGGCAAATGTTTCTTTACCTGTCGTCGGGCTAATCTTCCTCGGCGGCTCAACGCCAAGACTTATAAGAAGCTCCGCAAACTTATTGTTGGACATCAAATCTTTTTTGTCGGTTATGTTCGCATCGCGCAGTAGCTTGTCCTTACGCTCGCGTACTTCTTCCAGATGCTGCTCCAACAAGAACAAATCTAGGTCAAGCGTAGGCTCGATAAACATCCGCAACGTGCGATCTATTAGCTGTAACTCTTGTTGTGGGAACTGGTTTCCAACTATTCCGCTAAACATCAACTTAAAAATCTCGTATGTCAGGTCCACATCGTTGCGGGAATACTCTGCATACTTTGCAATTTCTTCTTCGCTAAAATCAGTTAGCCGCTTGGCTAACGCTCGGGTAACTTCATCACCCTTGGCCCCAACGCCGTAGCGTTCAGACACAGCCTTTAGGCTCACACTCTTCTCCGTGCCATGTAACGCACGGGCCATGCACATTGTATCAAGCCACAGTTTTGGTTTCACACCAAATCGCCACCCTAGTATCGCCCCATCAAACGCGGTGTTATGGCAAAGTATAGCGCAGGACGAGAGGTCTACGTGTGATAAGAAACGTGTAGTGAGTTCCTCACCTTGTAGCCAACGTGTTGGCTTATCGTTCTTTTTTACAGCTAGCCCAATAATCTCAAATCTATCATCGCGGATATATTCTTCAGTCGTCATCTTCGACAGGCTGTACTCCTTGTCGTAGTACGTCTCGAAATCCAACGTCACTATATCCATCTTCGTCGTCCTCCCACGGTGCTTTGGGTAGCGTTACTTTTTTGTCGTTGAAGCGAGCGTCATAAACGCCCGCCCCAATCTTTGCTTTCTTGGACTTACTAGGCTTACGCACGTAAGGCACTGGCAATCTCTCCGCCGCAAGCCATGTACCCTGCACCATCAACCCAATTATCTTTAGACTTTGGGTTAGACTTTATTCTCGCAACCTTGAGAAGGTTCATCATAACCGCAACATCTGTCGGGGTTATTTGCGCGTCCAGATGCACAGACCAGTATTGCGCTATGGTGCTGAAGTTAGTCTCCATGTCACCATGCTCCGCAGCGCGATCCTTCGTCACATAATCTTTAGCTGTGTCGAGGACGTCAGCGCGTGTCACGGTTAGATTTACTTCTTCCAACACCTCTTTCGGTGTGCCGATCTTTTTCTTTAGCATATGTACATACGATGGCGAGCAGCCACACGCTTTAGCAACTTTTGCACTAGAGGCCTTTGGGTGCTTCACAAGATACGCCCAAACTTTTTCTGCTTTTTTACCAATTACACTCATAGTTATTCTCCTACTGCTTTATCTTTGTCGTCACGCAACACGCGCACGATTTCTTCAACTGGAGTTACATCAACCCCATAATTTTCCGCTGCACCGCGAAACCTTTCAAGCCACGCCGCCAAACTTACACCGGCTTGTCTGCGTAGCTCAGCTTGTGCAACTTCATCGGTAGGGTCAAAAGGTTCGTACCCCCCGCCCTCACGCCGCTTTGACACAGGTGAAATATACGCGGGGTATTCTGTCACCTTTATGGACACAACAGAACTTTCTAGTGTCTCCGTTTTTGCCACGATACGTAGCCCTGACGCCATCTGCCGCGCCAACTGTATACGATGCTGCCTCGCGGCTTCCGCATCGTCAATCCCATAAAACGCTTGGTACGCTTCATGCTCTGGCTCGCCTGCTAACCAATCGACGAACTCTGAAGGCACAAACATATTCGCGCCCGTAGTTTGCAGGTAACCATCTATGATACGCTGCTTAGTCTTTTTAGAAAACTTAGACATAAGTTTATTCTCCATAGTTTTTGTTTGTAAAGCAGGCCATCACAGCCTGCTTTGTTTTTGTTAGTCAGTCGGCTAACCACACCGCGCCACGCTACGCCAAACCACAACACACCTAAACCGCCACGCCACGATACGCCTCGCCACACCGGAACACACCTAGACCGCCTAGCCTTGATATGCCGTAACCCAACTTACCAGACCCCAACATACCTGAACCGCCACGCCACGCCATGCTACGCCTCGCCTTAACTCACCTAGACCGCCTCGCCACTCCAAAACCCATCTTACCTAACCCTAGCTCAACTCGACCGCCTCGCCGTACCAGAACCCAACCGACCTAACCTTAACTCAACTCGACCGCCCCGCCTTGCCATGCCTCACCATACCTCACCGTAACTCGCCAGAACCGCCTTATCTCGCCACACCAAAACACACCTAGACCGCCTAACCTCGCCGTACCAACCCACGCCTTACCCGAACACACCTCGACCGCCTCGACTGGCCGCGCCGCGCCGAGCCTCACCACAACACGCCTAAACCGCCATACCTTATCCGTTAATTAGGGCGGCGAACCGCCCCGCTTCGTTTAGGCTGCTCGACGCAACCGCTCTTCTTGCATAAGTCTCATAAGCTCTGCCGTTTGCTCGTCAGCGCATTCGGGGTATTCCATAGCTAACTCTTGGACTTCACGCGCTTCTTTCGTGATTTCATCCCAAGCCTCTTGGTGTTCACCCATATCTTCCGCGCTTGTTACAGAGAACGTGCCGTATGACCCACGCCCTTTCTCTTGGCGAAAGTCTCCTAGCCCTACGATTAGCCCTGCGTTTGTCAACAGCGATACAATGCCGTTGGCGTTCAGCGTAGGCGTCACATATTTAATTGTTATTTCTGAACACCAGTTTGGTAGGTATGCTCTGGTACGCACATCTGGAGTTTTGTTTATATCGGCAGACCGCACGATATCCATTTTAAGGTACGGCTTACCCCAAATCTGTATTTGGCTTTCGGGTAAGAACACCAAGCGTTTTACGTTTGTGCTTTTGATCCCCGCTGTTTCTAACGCTGATGTAACCATCGAACCTTTTACACCCGCCGCAGGGAAGCATAGCAACGTGTCGCCCTTTGGTTTAGTGTACACACTTTCCCGAAACTCTTGTTCTGGATTGTGTTTAATGTCTTGCTTCTCCGCAGCGGTTTTCTTTCCCCCGCCGATAAGCAAGTCGCGCATGGCCTTACTGCTCATGCTGTTAAAGTACATCGGCGTTTGACCGATCATACGCAGTTTTATCACACCTTGTTTTACGGTGTGGACTATTAAAGTTTCTGCTACCGCAGTGGTTTTCTTCGTAGGCATAGTTATTCTCCTTTAAAACGGTGGCTCTTCGCCACTCTTCTTCGGTTTCCAAACAACATCTAAGCCGTGTATGGCATAGATGAACTCTTCAAGGGTGCGACCATACAAGCCGCACCCCCGATCCGTATTACTCGTAGTCAAGTGCAAACCACTCGTCGTCGAGCGCCCACAAAACGTAAGACGCTTTTGTTTGCGTACCCTTACGTTCTATCTTTGCTTCCCATATCTCACCCGCAGTGTGCATACGCTGTAACGCAAGCTGAACTGCTGCGGTGTCAGAAGTTAGCTTACTGGCTAACTCCCCAACCCTGTGCGGATATGAGTGTTCCTCGTCACGCATAAGAGCCGTAATGCGGTCCTCTAGCGTAGCTTGCTGCACCCTCGGTGAAGGTGTTTCGTCAAACGGATCTAGCCCGTCTAGCACCGCAACCTTACCCACTACCTTGTAAGGAGTGTTAGCCTTGTGGTTGTTTTGGTTAGGGGCCACCCGCGCTGTAAAGAAATCGCCTTCTTGCAGGTTATTGTTTTCGATATAATTCCTGCCGACAAAGCAGCTTTCACCCTCGGTGGTGACAGCAAACCCTGCGCCCCCTGCGTTATGCGGAACACGCTCCATAATCATAACGACTTCTTTTATTTCGCCAAAAAGTTTTTTCAGTTGTTCTTGTGTGATATCCATAGCGGCTATCTATTCTCCATTTGAGTTTTTTGTTATCGTGACATCTAATTTGATGCCCAGTATTATGGACTGCAATAAGTCCAGATTATCCTCGTTAATAATCAGTGCTACTCCTCCTGCTGTGTCTATATCGTCCAAGTTTTTCTGTTGCAGCGGGGTCGGCTTGTTCTTCCCCGCCTTACATTCGATGCCAAGGAAGTAACCCTCCAGACATGCAACTACATCAGGCACACCACTGCGCCCGTACCCACCCGTCACAGGGTAGAAGTAATACGCACCCGCATCTTTCAGAATGCGTACTACCTTCTTCTTTACCTTCGCTTCCGGTGTCATATCTTCACCCCTGCGTTGCGAAGGTTCTTCACGTAAGTATCCAACTCCTCACGAGCTGCAAAGAGTTCTTGCTTTACACGGGGCCTCGCATCATTGCGCCATTGTTCTTCTTGCAGGTTGTCTACCTGTCGCTTGAGCCAACGCAACTGTGCTTGCTGGAACATGCTTAATTCTGTGTCACCCATCTACAACTCCTTCTAAAGGGCGCGTACACTCCAAGGGAATTTTGTAACACGCGGAGAACGACAACATCTCCATCTGTTCTTTGCTTACAGGGTTAGCCTCATGGCTAACGTAGAAAACATGGCGGTCTTTGCGAAAGCCTACGCCTTCAATTATGTGCCCGTAGTCATCTTCCCCCATCATCATAAGCACTGCTAGTTTCCCCTGTATCCAATCTGGCAAATCACTTACATACTTACCAAAGTTCTCTACCTCGTAACACTCTGTGCCTAAACACGTTACATCGACAGCAAACGATGAAGGTTGTATGTAAATGCGATATACCGTCTCGTCAAGGGGGGTGTCAAGATTTATAATTTTAGGATTGAGCGACATAGAACAGTCTCCCTGTGAGAGCATGAAAGCCAACATTCGGAACAAACGTACCTTGCTCAACCATCTGCAATGTGGACACCTTACGTTTAAGCTCTTCGTCTAGCTGATCCACATCGCACCCGTAATGATTGCTCGGATCTGGCTCCCAATTCCACTCTTTACCATCCATGTTAGTGTACACGTTGGCAGACTGCGTACCGCGTGGCGAGATGTTGATATACACGACATCAAACATACTCTCACCGGAGGACGTGTCCTCGCCACTGTAGTTAAGGAACGTTTTGACTTGTTCACCAAAGTTTGCATCAAGCCATGTATGCCCCGTGTTCACAAGGTTTTTAAGCTCTCGCTCCAAGGGCGAGCTTTTACCACGACCTAGCCCATCGGTGACATCGTTAGCCAACTGTCTAACCTTCCGCGAACTGTAGTCGTCTATGTCTCGCATCTGTCTACGCAGGTTTCTAAGCTCTCGTTCCACAGCTACGTGACACGGTATGGTGCGCAGGTGGCGGGTAGCATTAGATAGGCCTTTCTCAAAATGCTTGGCAAATGCCATGTAATGCTGCGCGTTGTAGTCGTTGTACCTACAGTTTTCGATGTTGCGACTGTGAACAATATACGTAGGATCTCCGTTGGCTTTTTCGGTGAAGTCACCATAACCCACAAAACCTAGCGCATAGATTTCGTTCTCACGATAGATCCAAACGCTGTTCCTACGCTTGTAGCTCCACTTTGCTTTTAGTGCAGCGGCCACAGCATCTGCGAACCTAGCTACCTCATGTTCCACGTAGCTATTGTTCTCTGTCTGTTGCATCGCTTCTGACGTTAAGTAAGGATTGTATCCCATAGTCATTCTCCATTTTTATATTATGATTTGAAACCAAGGTGCTTGTTCACCCAGTTATTGTATTTGTTTCGTATTGCTGACAGATCCTCCTTCGTCTCTACTTGTTGCACTTTGTAAGTGGTGTTCTGCCACCACCCCTCACCCGTGGTTTCCGCGAACTCTACAAACAGAGGTAGGCGCAGCGGATGTTCGGGGTCTGTAATGATACTCCTACAATTCTCCACGTTGTAGGTATCTCTGGATCGTATGTACCCTGCTCCCGTTGTTTCTGAATAATACTCATGCGCCTCGGTGCGCATCTTTCGGATGTAGTCGTTATCCGTAAGCGGCAGCATGTTTGCGATTGTCATGCCCCACTCAAAGAACTCTCTCAGCGGCTCCTTGAACTTGGCTTTCAACGCTTTGTTGACACGCGGCGGTATCGGCAGATCCTCGCCTGTTTCTGGATCACGTAGCCACTTCCCGTCAGGAGTTAGCTTGAAGGCTAACGCCGTGTTGTCTTTGCGATGCGTAAAATTTTTCCAATGGGGGTTCACCTCTTTTGGCACGGTTCTGCCTTTGGCTAGGAAATGTCTATCGTTATCCCCGTAATTACTGGTCAGATTGATATACTGCTTCCCGTTGTACACTAGGAAGTACATACCTCTCGGTCGGTGACGTGTTAGGAACTGATACCTACTGACATGGTTCCACGGCCCCGTGCCATTGCGTATCTTAACGCTTGTGGTTCCGTCACGATGCTTGCGCCACACGACAGCAGCATAAAATTCGGTATCCGCTTTGGTGACGGTTCTGTCAGTGCCCCACGTTTTAAACACGGGGTCGCCAAAGCAATACCCGTCAAGAAGCGCATAGCAGTAATCGCTGAGTTTAACGATACGCTCCCACTTACGTTTACGATCTCCGATAGGTCGAACATCCTCTGCTTTAGTGTGACATTTCGATATCAAAGGTTTGACAGCATTGTAGTGATGCTCCACCTCTGCAAAAGTTTGGAATGCTGAGTATGTAAGTGCCATTAGTTATTCTCCTGTGTTGGCCGTGTTTTCGGCCTGATTATATTTGAGACGCCCTCCGATACTTCGCAGAACATCATTAGGTTATTGCCGTACAAGTCGTACAACTCGTCGTACAATGGTGCTGCAATATCATTCTGCATCACCGCTTGGCAGTCGGCTTCGGTTTCAAACCACACCACTGCCTCGACTTCTTTGCCCTGCAACTCGTAGTGCAAGATCAAAGCTGTAAAAAATTCAATCATCATAATCCCTTTCGATTTCGCCAAGCCCATCGCAGTTACGACAATCACGCTCATACTCCTCTATGTAACCGTATGGATTATCGTTACTCATCATCACGTTGCGCTCAGCTATTTCTTTACCCACGCCTTTACATTCGGGGCAGCGGATGAACGGGTTATCCACAAAAATATTATTCATCTGGTTCCTCCCGCAACATATCCAACAGACGCTTCGCGGCTTCATCACCGCGATCCGCCATGTCTTGTAGGTATTTAAAAACCATATCTGTTAAGTCATCTCCCTTTTCAAAGGATTGACCCAGCACAGGGTCATCCCAGCTACAATTCCCACATACACCACCACTTTTGTCGATGTATTCTTCTTTTACACCCTCATGGCAGATCACGCAGTAGCACCCACTTTTCCCTTCTATGTCGCGCCAATCATCCATCACATATCCTCCGATTTGATGTGAATTGTTTTGCCGTTGGTCGGACGCGCATTCGCATTGTCCAACACGCACCACAGGGTCGGATGATGCCAGTTGCCCCAGCCTCCGAATAGATATCCATCGGTCAACAACACGATAGCTTGCGGGTCGAGCTTATGCTCTGTGATGTAGTTAGCCACACAGCTAACGTCCGTGCCGCCACCGCCTTCGGGCTGCGTGGTGTTTATCATGTTGTCCAACTCGTACTGCTCGTACACTTCAGCACGACAGATCGCTGTGTCCCAATACAAGATGCGAACCCGCTCGGGGCGTAGCATATCGCAGATGGATTTCGTCTCGGTCATAAACGCAGGCAACACTCCCGGCGCGAATGTCGAGCCTGACGTGTCGATGCCAAGTATCAACTCGCCAATGGTCTCGCTGAACGTCGATGGCAGATACACGTTTTGCGCAATGAACCTACGCTTGGGCTTGCGCCACGTCGAATTGTCGTTACCCGCACAGGTAGCCATGAAGAACTCGCGGAACGGTTCTTTCCAATCGACCTTGGGCTGCAACAACTCCTCCATGTCACGACTGCCACCGCTTCCGGTTTTGCCTGCCACGATGTTGCCTTGACGGATTGCCTCGTCGATCTCACGCTCTAGCTCGCGCTTCTCCTCCTCGGTCATCTCCTTGGCGCTTTCCCAATCGTGATCGTCGAATGGTTCACCGTCACCATCGCCGCCACCATCGCCACCGCCGCCTTCACCGTCACCGCTTTCACCGCCTTCGCGTTCTTTGCGCTTCTCGTAGATGTCGTCAAAGATTTTAGCTGTGCCCCAACCACGATAGGCTTGATTGAGACAGCCATTTGGGATCCACTCCACGAACTCTCCATACTCGTCGAGTATCTTGATGTTGATTTCATAGTCCATCGCACGGTTGGCTGTGTCGGAACACTTCTTCCAGAGATGCCGCCACGTAATCAAGTGGCGATACATCTTGTGATACATCTCATGCAGAACGAGGAAGCGTAGCTGCTTGTCGTTCAGGTTACGTACAAACTCACGTCCATACCACTCGTCACGTCCATCGGTACATGCCGTGCGTGTCTTGTCACATACAACACGCTTGCCCAACATAACCAACCCGCCAATGGCAGGTTGTTTGTGCATGATTTGAACAACGGCTTTTTCGATCCGCTGCTCCTCGGTTAGCTTACCGCCTAACTGTAACATTCTTATCCTCCTTATTGATCTGCTGAAAACATATGCGAGTTATCCGCTGCCCACTGCGTGAACTTGCGGTTCTGCATGACCATCGCCTGCTTGCTGTATCTTGGCGCACGGACACCATTGGCAAACAT